TCTGCTGGTTGCGCAGGTCAGCCAGCATCGCCGACGTGATCCGGCAGGAGACTTCCGCGCCGGCGGCGAACGCCTTGGCGGTGGTCCCCTCGCGGGCGCGCACGATGGTCATGGTGTCGCCCGCCCGGGCGGTGACATAGACGATCTCCAGCACGCGCGTGCGCCGGTCTTCGATGGTCAGCGCGAACACGTCGGAGCCAGACGGCGACGGGAACAGCGCGCCGGAACCGATCTCGACCTGCAGCGACGTCGCGCCAGTGGTCAGGCTGGTGCGGAGCTGGGCGACTGCGTTGTTTGCGTAAAGAAACATCAGGGAGCCACCACGTTGATCAGGAGAGGATGTTCCTTCACCTGCGCCTCAGTTGTCGATGCGATGCACCGGACCTTGTATTGCTGGCCCTGCACGCCACCAGTGACCAGCAGAATGGCCAGCTTGCCAGACACGTCCGTGTAGGCGCTGGGCACCTCCAGCACGGGCGTGGTCGCCGGACTGACTGCGATCTGGATGTCAGTCAGGGTCTCGCTGTCGGCAAGCCAGCGGCTGTAGTCGATCGTGTAGAACTTGCGCTCAATCGGGGTCTTGTTGTGGATCGCCATTACCAACCCCTTCGCACGATGTCTTTGCGGAACTCGGGAGCAACCGTGTCCTGTCGCCGCTCGCAGGGCACACAGTCGTCAATCCTGAACTGGGCCTTTTCCAGCAGCACCAGCGGCGCCGGGATCGTGCCCGTGATGGCCGCAAACACAATGTCCGGGGCCGCATAGACGCCGTTGATCGGCGCGCCGTTGATCGGGCCGTCGTTGATGATGCTCATGGCCTGATCCACCCCCGGTTGTTCTGGGCGTCAGGCATGATGAACCTGTCGCGTCCATCGGGCTGGAATGGCAGCTCGTTGGCGTCCTCGATGTAGGCGACCAGCGGCGCTGTCATGATGTCCAGCGCGTCCTCCACCACGACGATGAACTGCACGGGCTCGAAGCCAAGCGGCGCGACAAAGCGCACGGCGTCAGCCTTGGCCCAGCCCTGATCCACCTGCAGCCCGGTCATCAGCTCGCTGACGGCGATGGGCGTCAGGCCGATGTCAGACACATGCAGGTGTGTCAGCAGCGGCACGTAGCCGGCTCCGAACGCGACAAGGCGCTTGGGCGTTGCCCAGTTGAAATCGCCGTTCAGCATGGCGTTGCAGGCGACGTCATAGAGGAAGTTCATGAGCGAAACCCTCCATTGGTCACCACAGCTCCACCGTAGAACGGGCCATAGACGACATCGCCGCGCGCCGTATTCATGCCGCCCCGGAAGCGCTGGGCGTGGTATTGCGCCAGCGTCTTGTCGGAGTAGGGCCGCGACGGCTGGGCCATCATGCGCCAAAGCACGCCATCCACGAAGTGCATGCGGTAGCGGTCCACGAACCAGTCGGGCATGAAGTCCAGCGGGTTGTCCTCGTTGCTGCAGCCGCGCGATGGCTTCAGCGCCAGCCGCATCTTCATCGGCGTTTCGGTTGCAGCGGCCGTCGGCGGCGTCGTCACCGTGATGTATTCCGGCGAATAGATCACGTAGGCGATCATGGTGTCGGACGGGGAGAACACGGCGCTGTCGCCGTCCAGCTCGCCCCGGATGCGGCCACGCATGGAGATGCTGCCCGGGTCAGTCTCGCGCAGGCGGATACCCCGATGGGTAGCGTCGATGATGCGCACCAGCGCGGCGCCGGACGGGACCGGAATGGAATACTGGATCACGTCCTCGGTCAGGACCAGCTCGACATCTTCCTGCCAGCTGTTGGTCTTAGTGCAGAACTCGTCAAGCACGTTCCATATGGCGAGGTTCACCGCGGGGACAACAGCACCCGGCAGCTGGGAGATGATCTCCTCCAGAACAGCTTCACTGTAGCTCATGCCGGCCTCACGATGCGATCTGCAGCATCTGGGCTGTGAACTTGTTCAGCAGCACAGTTGCGCGGGCGTCAGTGGTGTTCTCGTCGTCGCGCAGGTAGGCGCGGCCCGAGACGTAATAGACGACGGCGGGACGGTACATCGGTTCAAAGTTGAACGGATTGCCGGCGGCCAGCGTCGTGTAGGTGAACATGCTTCCGAGGAACAGATCAGGGCGCAGGCGGCGGGCCTCCAGCATCGCCATGTTCAGATGCGAGACCAGCTCGTCATCCGAATAGCGGTAGGGCTCCATCGTGTCCTGCAGCTCGATCCGGGCCGCCTTCACCACGTCGTTTACTGTGTCCAGCGGTCCCATACATGCCTCCAGATACGCATAAGGCGAGTTACCCGGAAGGTAACCCGCCCCATGGCTTTACATACGGCGGGATGCGCCGCGAGGCTTACTGCGCGACGATGGCCTGCACCAGCGCCTTGGGCTCCAGCACCTCGTGCCCGAACACCTGCAGGCCGCGCAGGAGCGTGCCGAAGGTGCTTTCAGACTTGAGGGTCTCGACCTGCGTCAGCTGCGTGGCGAAGGTGAGCGCGTGGCGGTGGCCGGCGTACATGACGAACTCGCCAGCCTGCAGGCTCGCAGCCGTGCCCGAAGGGAGCAGGTTGCTGACATACAGGGTGAAGCGGTCGATCTGGCCCAGCCGCCCATTGCGGAGGATGCTGGAGCCGTCGCCGGTCAGCGAGGCGTCGCGCAGTTCGGAGCGCTTGATCAGCGAGGCCACCCACGAAGGAATGATCAGATAGCGATCGGTTCCCGGGATGTTCTGCTCGTCAAGCGCCTGACCCATGCGAACGATCAGGTCGACAATCTCGACCTCGCCAGTTGCGGGCTGGCGGGCCACCACCGACAGTGGCGTGCCGGTCGCGCCAAGGTTGATACTGGCCGAGATGGCGCCAGCGGCGACACCACGGTTGGCTGCGGCCGCCTTGTTGAGCATGGCCAGCAGAACTTCAGTATCAATCTTGATCTTCATCTGCTCGGACGCGTCGTCCGCAAACAGCGACATCAGGTTGATGTCAGCCTGCACGCGCATAACGTCGTCAAGGATCAGGTTGAAGTACTTGCCCTTGTCGATGAGCAGGGTGACCGTGCCGGCCGACGGACGATCCACGGTAAGGTTCTGGTTGGCGGCGTAGTCACGAATGTCGATCGTGGGACGCTGCCGGATGATGACCTTGTCACCGTGGTTCTTGATCTCGCCCTCGTAGTCCGTGTTGGACACGGCGGCGAGAACAGTGGCCGCGTAGAACTTCTCCAGCAGCTTGCCCGACCAGATTTCGGGAATGAAGGTGCCGGAATACGGCGGGGCCGGCGAAGCCGAACCCGACGGAAAGATGTTGCCAGCTGTTGCGAGAGGAAAAGACATCGTCGTTCAGTCCTGCTGCGAGAGAATTACTGGACCCGACCCTCTTTCTGCGCAGCGAAGATGGCTTCTTCCACCTTGTTCGCTTCCGCTTCACGCCCAGCAAATTCACCCCGCGCTTTGCGGTCGTAAAATTCCTTGACGTAGGCTCGGGAGAAAATGGGTTTGTCGGCAGGGCTCGCGGCGGGCGCTGCTGGCTGTGGCCTTCCGGGCGCCGCCAGACTTTCCAGCGGGATTTTCTCCGGCTGGGTGGTCTGCGGGGTCTGCGGGGCCTGACCAGTCTCCTTGAGGAAACTGGTGAAGAACGCGAGGACACTGGGTCCACTGTTCTTGTTCCACTGATTTTGGATCATAGCTTGTCTGATTTGTCCAGACAAGGGGTCAGCAAAAGACAACCAGCGGATAAAATCCTGATTGTTGTTGAGCTGGCGCCACTCCGGTAGCTCGGTATCCAGATGATCCAGCATGCGCTGGTAGGCGCTCTGGCTCTGGGTGCGACTGGCGTTCTCCTGCTCGGCGCGCAGCCGCTCAATCTCGCGCTGCTGGCGCTCCACGATTGGCCGCATGGTCTCCGCCGTCTTGCGCTCGATCAGCGAAATGACCTCCGGGCCAAAGTCGTCAGCCATCTCCTTGCTCACCGGCTCCAGATCGAGCGAGGCAAGGATGTCGTTCTCCGGTGGCGTGGCAGCACGTTGGCTCTCCAGCGCGCGGAGGCGGTCCTCCATCTGCCGCAGGTTTTCGTTCTGCGCCTGAATGGTGCGCTCGGCGGCCTCGTAGCGGCCACGCATGGAATTGTAGCGATGCTCCCAGTTCTCCGGCTGCTGGGCCGGCGGGGGCGCCTCGGGGACAGGCGGGGGCGCCGGCGGTGTCGCCTCGGGCGTCTGCTGTGCCGGCGGCGTGGGATCATTGGCGGGAGGCGGCGTGGTGGCGTCCGGGGCCGGCGGGGTTACCTCGGGGGTAGCCGGCGCGTTGGCCTGCTGCATCAGGGCATTGGCGCGCTCGGCGGCGGCGCGGACTGCGGGCGGGAGAGGCGTGGCAAACTGTTCGGTCATTTTTTCACCTGCAATGCGGCAGCGAGCTGATGCGCATCCCGCACGATCCGGGTCACGGTCTGCCATGCAGCAGCCTGACCTTGCGTGCGCAGAAGGGCGTCCCCCGGTGCGGCAACGAGATTGTCTTTTGCCTGCTCAAGGCAGGCGTCAAGCGCCGCCCCAAAATCAGCGTACTGACTTGGGGAGACGCGGCGCAGCTCCTCCGCTGCGATGGCCAGTCGGTCCAGCGGCTTCATCGGCCGGTGAACATCAGCGGCGGCATGTTCATGCCCGCTTCCAGACTGTCCCCGCCGCCCCGCTTGGCGGCCTTCTTGGCGTAGTTGCCCATGTGGCGGTCCAGTGGATCGCCGCCGGTCACCGTGGCCTTGGTGAAGCGGCTCTGAAGCTGTTCGCTTTTGAGCCCCTTATTCTCGACCTTGGTTGGCTTAGACATTGTAGTCCTCCTCGGTAAAGCCAGTTGTTCCGTAGGAGACGTTGAAATCGCCAGCGGCCTTGTTGTAGTCCGTCTTGCGATTACCGCCACGCGGCGCAGTCAATGGCTTTCCCTGCGGCGTAGATACAGATAACCCGCCCGTGGCTTTATTGACCACAGAGCGGGTTCCTTTGGCATACGCCGAATGGTATGCCCTGCGCCCAGCGCCGGCCCCAGCTTTGGGGACCCGCGCCATTACTTGATCGAGACGCCGGGCTTGGCGGCGGAAGCGGACTGCTTGCCGAAGCCGCGGCCCTTGCCGCCAGCGGCGAACTTGCCGGTGGAGCCACCGCCCTTGGTCTCGGACACGCCGGGCGCCTGCTTGGCGACCTTGGTGTTGCCGATGGGCGCCTTGCCGCCGCCACTGGCGAACGGCGCGCGCTTGCTGGACGACTTCATCTTGCCATCAACATTCTTGGCCATGTTACTCTCCGATCAAGCAACAGGCCCAATGCTGTTGCTGGTTGCAGTCACCGTACCGGCGGCGTTGGAGGCGGTTACCTCGCAGGTAATCTGCTTTCCA